GGAATGCAAAATCGTCTTATGGATATGGTTGGTTCTATTAGAAACCAAGAAAGAGAAAGAGCATTACAACAACGCAACGTTTTATTAAACAGACAAAATTTTGAATATGGCGGTTTAGCCGGCCTCAATAGACAACAAGCCCTAAGTGGTGGTGCACCAATGGATACTGAATTGGTAGCCGTCACCCCACAAGAAAAACAAATGCTTCAAATGTTTGGTCCGGGCTATGACTTAGACAGTGGCATTAAAGGCTATATACCGGGCTTTATAAAGAGGGTTGGTAAAGTCCTTAAAAGAGCAGCTCCAACAATTCTTACTATAGTTGGTACAGTTATAGGTGGACCCGGAGTGGGCGGTGCCATTGGTGCTGGCCTTGGGCGAGCAGTCGGTGGCAAAATAGCTGGTGAATCAACTAGAGATGCTTTGTTGTCTGGCTTATCAGCAGGCATAGGCGGATTTTTGTCACAGGGCTTAGACCCAATTGCTAAATCGGCTGTTACAGGTTTCTTTGCCGGTGCACCGGGTGGCATTAAATCCGCCGTAAGAGGTGCTGGTTATGGTGCTTTAGCTGGTGGTATTGCAAAAGGCTTTAGCATGGCAAATCAAGAGGGCGGTAAATTTACCGATGCTTTCAAGTACAAAGGTGTTAATGACAAAGATTATCAAAGCATTCTTTCAGCTAGAAGAGCACAAGCAGCAGAAAACTTAGTTGCAACCGGTCAAGCAGTTGACGTTCAAGGCACATTGGAAGGTATGCAAGATTTAAGCAAACTTACATCAGAACAACCTATTGATATACCAACTGAATTTACTACCGATTATGGCACAACAGTACAAGAACTTGGTGCTCAAGCTGGAGGTCCATTACAATTTGACCCTACACTAGCACAATCAGGTGTTGTCAGTGCTGATGTACAGAATGCTATTCAACAATTACAGCTTTCAGGAGCTGATTTAAATACTGCAAGTCAAATAGCTTCTGATGCTGCAGCAACTTCAGCTACTAAAGAAGGGTTCTTTTCCAAAATTAATAATTACATGAAACAGCCTTTTAAAGCATTTGGTCAAGACCTAGCGATTGCGGGAACAGATGTGTTTGGGTATGACCCATTAAAACTAGCAGCAGCTGGAGCCTTAATTTCAGAAGGGACCAAAGTTCCAGAAATGGAATTGACAGAAGAACAAAAAGCAATCATGCAAGGAGCAACACCAGAAATGATTGCTCAATACAGTTTTGCCCCAGTTGCCACATCACCATATTATGGAATGCCAGTATATCAACCCTTAGTAGCTGGCTATGCTGACGGTGGCGTAGTAGAATTGGATATGAGAGAAGGTGGTGAATCTGTTGGACCCGGAACTGGAACTTCCGATGATATTCCAGCGATGTTATCCGATGGAGAGTTTGTTATGACCGCTCAAGCAGTAAGAGGAGCTGGTCATGGTAGTAGAGAAGATGGCTCTAAATTAATGTATGGTTTAATGAGTTTATTTGAGGATATGGCATAATGGCAGACGGCGTAGTAACACAAATTTCAAGAGAAGCACCTGAGGTCGAAGCAAGGAAACTTGCTCTCTTAGACGCAGCTTTAAAACTTGGTCAACAACCACTGCCTTTACCACCACAAATGGTGGCTGGCTTTACTCCCGACCAATTGGCAGCCTTCCAAATGACCAGAGCTGGGGTTGGTGGCTATCAACCTTACTTACAACAAGCAAGATTAGGTACACAAGAAGCAGTGGCAGCACAAAGAGCTGGTATTCAAGCTTTAACCCCTGCCGACTTTAGAGAGTCTTTGGTAGCAGCTAGAGAAGCTAGACCAATATCTTTTGAAGCTAGAGACATAGTTAGAGGTTCACAATTTGACCCAACACAAGCAGCTTTAGGTTATAGAGAAGCCAGAGAAACTGCTGGTGGCATTGCTGGTTTATACGACCCTAGCATGGCAAAAGGTTTTTATGACCCTTACGAAGAACAAGTTGTCCAACAAACCTTAGCTGACGTTAGAGAAGGTTTAGCAAAATCAGATGTGCAAAGAAGAGCACAAGCATTGCAATCAGGAGCTTTTGGTGGTTCACGTAGCAGACTGCTAGGCGAAGAGCAAAGAGAAGCTGCTGCTAGAGGTGCTGCAGAGCAAGTTGGTGCTATCAGAAGTGCAGGTTTCCAAAGAGCACAACAACAAGCACAACAAGCCTTTGAACAAGAAAAAGCACGAAGAGGACAATTGGCAGGATTACAGTCACAAATAGCTGGTCAATACCAACAATTAGGTCTAGCAGGCCTACAATCGCAATTACAAAGAGCACAAGCACTATCAGGCTTTGAACAAGCACAACAACAACAAAGACTAGCCCAAGCTGGTTTATTAGGCGATATAGCTCAAAGACAAGCAGCAGCAGGACTAGCCAGAGGCCAAGCAATTGGTCAAATGGGTATGGGTATTGGTTCTCTAGCACAACAACAAGCAGGTCTAGGTCAACTAGGACAGCAACTTGTTGGACAGGACATAGAGAGACTTGCTAGAATAGGTGGCATGGGACAGCAGCAACAGCAAAATATACTTGATGCTGCTAGACAATCCCAGTTACAACAAATGTATGAACCATACCAAAGATTAGGTTTTGTTTCAGATATTTATAGAGGTGCTCCAAGTACACAGCAGGCTATAACAATGCAGTCACAGCCCGGTGCTTCACCATTCCAGCAGGTAGCTGGTTTAGGTATTGCTGGCTTAGGTGCTTATGGAGCTGGAAGACAAATGTTTGGTTAGGAGGAAATTATGCCAATGGATAGAAGTTATATGAGTAGACAAATGTTTCAAGAAGGTGGTCTTGCTGACCCTGTAATGGAAGCACAAATGGCTGAAGACCAAGAAGCTATGATGATTGGTCAAAGCATAGGTGAAGAAATGGGTCAAGGTATTGACCAAGCAGAAAACTTTGAAGAAATGATTAATGCTATCCGTGGTGATGTCAAACCAATAGAATTTAGAAAACAAGAACTTGGTTTAATAGTTGGTAATGAAGATGCCCAAATGACACCAGATTCAGTTTTAGCTTTGGTGCAACCTATAGTGGTCATTGAATTGCAAGCTAGAGGTATGCTCGATGAGCAAGGCATGGTTATGGATGAGTCTGTAGCTAGAGTCCAACCAGACCAAATGGCACAACCGTCAATGGTCGAGACTTTAGATAGGTCAGGAGTATTAGGGGTACAACCTGATATGGAGGGCTAAATGGCTGATGACCTTTTACGTCAAGGATTGGATAACATTTACCTGCAAAATCAAATAGATGTTTTTGCACCCCAATATCAACCAATAGACACCAGTATTCCTGTCAGAAGTTTTGTGCAAACAGACTTCACTCCTACATTACCCCCTTTGGATTTGGATACAATCGACCGAAGGCTAATTGATTTAAAAAACCAAGAACAGACCGATAAAGAAAGAGAAGAGGTCAAACAAGAAATAGCACAACCAGAAGAATTTGGTCTCGACAAGCCTTTAGAATTTAGTGAAGGAGATGTCGACAATTTGGACGATGTATCTTTTTTAGAAAAATTTTTTCAAGATGAAGAACCAGCAACTCAAGAAGAAATTATGCAAAAAATAGATGCAAGAACCAAAATGTTCAAAGGTTTATTGGGTATGGATGAAGAAAATACCAAGTATTTAACATTTCTTGAAATTGCAAAAAGTGGCTTGGCTTTGGCTGCCGCACCCGGTGGCCGTAGTTTTGTCCAAAACTTTGCCGATGCTTTTCAAAACCTTCCTGTTTTTTTGCAAAAGATTCGAAGCACACAAGATGCACAAGACAAACAACTTAAAATGTCAGCCTTGCAGGCCGTGTTAGACGAAGAAAGAAACAAAACCAAAAGTCAACTCGAAAGGTTTAAAGCCTTACCTGACGAATTTAAGAATTTGATGATAGCAGGAATAGACCCAAGGTCTCCACGTGGTCAAGCATATCTTTTGGATATAAAGGACCCCGGTGAAAAAATCCAGCATCTTAATTATTTAATTGATATCGGTTTGCTCGAGCAAAACGACCCAATAATTCGTGACTATTTGCTTGGAGATAGCAAAAACTTAGTGTTGAACGTTCTCAAAGAAAAAGGCATTAACACTACTGATGACGAGGTGAAACAATTTATGCTGGGACAAGGAAAGGACCCAGACAAAATTAGAATTTTAGAATATGCAAAGAGCAAAGGCATTATACAAGAGGGTGAAATTGATGAAATTAAATCTATTTTGGGTATAGGTGTACTGGACGAAGAAATTGTTACAGGAGGGACGGGTGCAAAGAATTTAGAGGTGTTTAGTAAATATGGCCCCAATTACAAAACGGGGTTATCTACAGCACAAGACGATTCATTTGTAACTGCAGTTTATGACTACACTACGCCAAAAATTAATCCAATTACTGGGGCACAAGAGCTAAATCTTTTATCTAACGCTGAGATAAATAATATTTTGTCAGCACCAATCGAAAAAATAAAAAGAGACTTTTCTTCTCTTTTAACAGGTCCATCTCAAAACGCTCAATTGGTAAGAGCAGTTGAAACAAGTGACAAACTAAATGCGGAACAAAAACAATTTCTTTTGCCTAAAAGGTTTTATGATTTATCTGATGATAAAAAAACAGAATTCGCCGATAAATACATTACAACCCCTACTGACCAGCTGTCTCCAGAAGACCAAGAAATAGCAAACAATTTAGACTTAAGAGCTTTATTCGGTCTCCGAGGGTTTGCCACCACACAACTAAATAGAGTTGCAAGTTTTTTCACACAAGAGGCTGCCATACCAGAGGAATCAAAAGCTAGAGCGTTTATTGAAACGGTAAGGTCCGAAACACTAAATGCTTTGCGTGACGCTTACATAGGGGCTGACAGAGAGACAGAAGCACAAATACAAAGGTATGAAAAAAGAACAGCAGAGTACCTTGACAGAGGTTTGGGTATTACGGATGCAATATCAGATACCGAAGACAACATACGGCTTATAAAAGAATTAAAAACCAGACTTCAAAATATTTTAGCTGACCCTACAGGGTATACTGCTGACCAAGTATCTTCTGTAAGACTTGCTTTACCTGCTTTAGAAGATGCCCTTAGGCGACAAAATATTTTGTTAAGTGCACTTGGCGTTGGTCCGGATGTTATAATTGATGCTAACGATGTTGGTGATTATTTAGATAAAAATTTGAAGCAATGAGTGAAACAAAAAACAAAATTAAATTCGACAGTGAAACAACTGCTGGCTATCCTGTTTATGAAGCAGTCACACTACTAACCAATCCATCAGCTGAAGCGTTGCAAAATAAAAATGTTTTTCCAAATGGTGAACCCTATAGTGTTTTAGAGGCTCAACAAGAAGTTCTTAAAAATTTGGCAAATAAATCAAATCTTGTCTATCAATCAGGCGACCGCACACTTGTCGGTGCGGAAGCTATAGACTCAATTATTGCTAACACAAACTTAAGCGAAGTAGATTTGCTTGATGCAATTGCAAAAATTGAAAGAAAAGGAACAACAACACGATTTGCTCAGGGTTATATAAGGGGCTTACTTAAATCTTTAACACCAACGGCAGCAGCTACTGCTGCAGCCAAATATAGCCCCGGAGCCACTAAATTCATTACCGCACCTTTAGCTGGTACCTTTGCAAGTTTTGTGCCTTTAGAAAGCATTATGCCGGAAATGGATGAAATATCTTTTGATGAGCGTTCAGCTTATGCCGCTGGTGAAACTGCAGGAATGATTACACCGGGTGTCGGAGCAATAAATTTCTTCAAACCTGACGGCAAAAAAACACCAGTAATTGGAACTTTTTTAAACAAAATAGTTAAACAGTATAAGCAAAGACCTATTTTGAGCACAGGCTTTGAGCTTGGTGCTTTAGCGGGTGCCTCAGCTGGAGCCGCTTTTGCTGAAGAAGTTGCTCCGAGCCAAACAGGTTATAGGTTGCTTGGTGAGGTAGTAGGTTCAAGTGTTGCCAACCCCCTTGAATATGCAAGACTTTTTTATGGGCCAATACAAACCATAGTGTCAAAAGGATTGGTTGCAGCAGGGAAAGGCGGTAAAGAACAAATTGCCGCTAAAAAATTACAAAAAATTATACAAGATTCTGAAGGCGATATTGATGTGATAAGACAAAGGATAAATAGCGACACAGATTTTGATTTGCCAGAAGGTTTCGAAATGCCCAATCTTTCGCTGGGGGCAAAAACAGGCGATGAAACTTTAGTTTTAATAGAAAAAAGCTTAGGCGATAAACGAGCACCCAAATTGCAACAAAAAGCAATTAACGATTACATGACCATGCAAAAAATTCTTAAAGTATTGGTGGATACTGGAGACCCTGAAGCCATGAAAGTGGCAGCACAAATGCGAAAAGGAAGTCTTGACACACTGATAAGGAATAGAATAAGAGCAACTGAAGAAGCCATATTGCAGGGGTCAAAAAACCTAAACAAAGAAAATATGCGGCCTGAACAAATCGGTGAAATTATTGATGACGAAATAAATAAAGTTTTAGAAAATGTCAATGAAATTGAAAATTCTTTATGGCAAAACGTTAAACCACAAGCTTTAGGCAATGTAGAAAATTTCGCTTCTGTGCAAGAATTTATCCAACTTGTCAAAAGTAAGCCAACCGGTTTCAACCTACCAGAATCGGTAACTAAATATTTTTCGCAATTCTTAGCCAGAGACAAGTCTGGGCGTATTATGCTGCAAGATGGTCGTGCTGTTAACGTCAATAACATCAAAAAAGGCGATGAGCCAATCGTTTTGTCTAGCGTTAGTTTAGACACGGATGAGCTGGTTAATTTTAGAAGCGAAGTATTGGCGGGTATGCGTGATGCTCTTTCTGGGCCAAATCCAAAAACCAAATTAGCTCGAGAATACGCCAAATTGGCTGGCAAAACTTTAGAAGATTTAGATTCTATCTTTGAAAATGTCAATAGTGAGGCATACAGAGTTGCGATACAGTTCTCCAAATCAAAAAATGAAATGTTTGCACAAAGATTTTTAGCAAGTCAAAAGAAAAAAGATAAGCAGCTCGAGAAGTATTTGCAACCAGAAGAGATTTACGACAATATTAAAAGAGGTGCTGCATCACAAACCAATATTAAAATACAAAATATACAAAACGTTGCCGACTACATTGAGAATCTTTTTGATAACTTACCAAGTGGCATCAAGGCAGAACAGATAGCTCTTAAAGCCAAAGAAGATTTGTCGGATGTGCCAAAGTCTTTACGTGGGGCAACAGAAAACATTTTGCAATTAATGTTTTTAGAAACAAGAGACACCAAAGGGAATTTTGTGCCAGCAAAAATGGAAAAGTTTCTTAATGACCATGAGCCAATACTCAAGGGATTCCCACAACTTTACAACGATTTAAAAAATATCCAAACGCAAAAAAAATTATTTGATTTAGCTGGCACCATGCAAACTGCTTACAAAGACAAACTTAAAAACGTTAAACTCTTTTCTAAAATTATAGAAGATGAAAACCCAACCTATGCTCTGCATGAAATTATAGGAAAATCAAAAAAACCTATACAAGAACTCGATGATATGTGGTCTGTGGTTAGTTCTGCCAAAAATAAAGACAGTGCCGTTGAGGGTATGAAAACTGCTTTGTTTGATTTTGCTTATGAAATGGCCAGCAGTGGTTCACAAGGTTTTAGTTTTGAAATTTTTAGAAAACTGCTTACTGAACCCCTTAGAAAAGGAAAACAAGATACTTCTTTAATAAAATTCATGGTTAACAAAGGCATGATAGACCAAGTACAAAAAAGCAGACTCGAGAAATTTGTTGGCCAAGGCGAAAAGGTAGAAAAGTATTTATTGGGTGTCAGAGGCGATGAAGAAATTTTGCAAAATGCTCCTGATTTTATTGTAACCTTTTTAGAAAGGTCAGGAGGTGCAACTGCTGGTACAGTTATATCAGAGGCTGTAGGTCTGAAAAACACCCTGATTGCTGCTTCAGCTGGTTCTCAGGCGGTGCAAAATTTGTTGAACAAAATACCTAATGTGGCTGTTAAAGATTTGATTTACGATGCTATGTTGGGTGGAAAAAAACAAGATGGTCAGTTATTGTTCGATGCTCTTATGGTCAAGGTCAAGAAGGAAGAAGACAAAATGGTGCTTTTAAGGCCATTGTTTTCGTATTTTACATCTGCGATATTTCCACGTTCCACAGAACTTTTAATGGAGCAATCACCAACTGAAGAAGCACCAGCACAAGTTGTTGCTCCTAGACCCGCACCAATAACTCCAGAACCTGCACCACCGGTAACTCCCCCTGTGACAGCAGCACCACAACCAGCTCCTTTTGTTATTCAACCGCCAGCACAAGGCTCATCATTAAGTGGAATAGATATTGGTCAAATATTAAGAGAAGAAGAACAAAGAAAGTTATTGGGTCTTGAAGGGTAGAAAACCAACCAAAGCAGAACAAGAACATATGAGCCTAGTTGCTCAACAACCTTGTGTCGTCTGCAAACAAAAAGGCAATTACAACTATCGGGTTGAAATACACCACATTAATGGCCGTACTAAAAAAGATTGTCATTTTGATATCTTGCCTTTGTGTTTTGAGCATCACAGAAAAGGCAATAAGGACGAACCAATATCAAGGCATCCGTATAAGAAAAGGTTTGTGAATGCTTACGGCACTGAAGAAGAACTTTTACAGCAGGTATTTATTCACAGCGTTAAAGATAACGCTCCCTTTTAATATTATTTAATTTTTCTCTGATAGCTCTTCTTTTTAAAACCAAGTCTTTGTATTGCCCAAAAGACCAATCATCGTAATAACCTTTTTCTTCTAAGAAGATAGCAGCATCGTCTAATGGTTCAATCTTTTGCACAAAGACCATGGTGTAATCTAATTCAGCTTCATTGAGAAAATCGTAAGTACCAAACATTTCAACAGCCTCACCTTCTTCGTCTGGATGGAATGCCATCAGGTATAAACCTGTTTCATAGTTCCATTCATTCCAAGAATCTACTTCATGGTGCAGGCTAGAAGCCGATAATTCATAATTTGTGTTAAAAATGATTAAAACATCGTCTTTTTTAGGGTCAAATTGCTTTACAGCCTCTGAGAGCGTTTCTGACGGTTTTTTTTCAATTACCCTAGCCTTACCCTTCCTGAAAGCGTTTCCTGCATAGGGACAAACACTCAGAGAGCCGTTTTTTTCATTAGGCACCTCTAAAAAATTGATTGCCCAATCTTCAAGTTCTTTTCTGACCTTTTCTTCCATTCTTGTCTTTTTTGCCAAATATCTTGTCCCAGTTATCGGCAAACTGTTGTTTATTAATAATTGGTCGTTGTCTACTTCCCTTGCCCACGATATTTTTTAAAACTCCGTTTCCTATCTTTATTCATACTACTGACCATTAAGTTTCTACGGCCAATAGAAGTTTTTTTGCCCCTAACACCGCATACTGATTCATGCGTAATAAAATTTTTTACTTTAGCTACCATTTCTTAAAGGGTTTATCCAACTACCATCTTTTTCTGTTAGATTTACCAACTCTGTCATTATAAGCGAATAACCAACCAAGTCATCAGCACTATCTTGGTGGTCTGATTGATTAATGACACGGCAAGCTTTGAAAGCTACCATCATGGCACAACATTGTGAAGGTGTTAACTTAACTCCCAAAAGACCGCTCCAAACATGAGACAGTTGTACAAAGAAAGAATCAGGCTTGGAATATGCCTCTCCTTTTGTTTCTAATAATTTAATTATTTCATCAGCTTTTTTCTGATACATTTTTTTCTCCTTTTTTATATTTAATTCTAATTATGTATTTTCTTATGATGGCAAAAATCGTTAATACGACTACTTGACACAAAGAAATAATCAAAGCGTTATAAATGCCTAAAGATAAAACCACATAAGCAATGAACCAACTTAAAAAGAAATTGATTGGTAAGCCTATAAAAGTATCTAATGTTGCTTCTTCTAATGCTTTTTTATCAATCTTCATCAAAGTAACTTCTTTCTGTGGCTATGAAAGAAAGTTTTGGTCTGCCACGTCCTCTTTGTTTGCGTTCTTGAATATCGCCTGAATTTTGCAGACGCTCCAAAATTTCATTGAGTTGACGTTTAGGAAATGACCTGAAGACTGAGTGACGGTCTAAGTCACGCTTAGATACACCTTTCTCTCCTTGCTCCCTAATGAAGCTCAAAACTTCCATCATACTTTTCTCTCCACGTGAACTTGCTACACGTTCACGACACATTTCAACTAATACGGTATCATAATAGTTGACGTAGTTACAGCACCACTCAACTGTGGGTAAGTCAATAATCTTTCTTTCCACATCTTGAGCTAGGGTGCATATCAAAGCCAAACGCATGGCTTTTTCTCTAGTTCGGGAATATAAAACTTCCAAACCAGTGTTCTCTATGTCCGATTGTTTTTTTACCAAAGTTCTTTCAAAGTCTTCTAAATGCTCCAAGGCTGCAGCATCAAACTGCAATGTAGTCAATTCTGGCGGTCTTGTTTGTGCGTTGTGATTCATTGATTTCCAATCTGGATATTGATGATAACCACGCAAATCTTGAGCCCAACTTAATATAGTGTGATGTGGGTCTACCGATGGTTTTAATTTTGATGGTACTCTTGCTTGTGTTGATTCAGCCACAATAAATCTATTTAAGAAACCATCCTGTACTTGATTGTTGGAAATAGCATCGTAAAAGTTCTTTGGCACTGTCATGCCCATTAAAGTAATTCCGGGATAGTAAATGTTTCTATCTTCATCGCCCCATTCTTTTGACCTATTAAATTCTGAATATTGGTCAGGACGTAATACGCCATCGCAACGCCCCCAAGACTCCATTAAGATACGCATAGCTGACTGAGCCACGTGTTCATCGTTGTCAACTATTTGCTCCATTCTTTTACCAAATTCATCTATTATCACAATATGAGAGGGTTTTCTTGCTAGAGTTGAGAACACAGCACCAGAAGACGTATAACCAGAACCAGCCAGCATATCTTCTAAGCCGGCTTCGTGCAGAATCTTTTCAATAACCTTTTTACTGTTTTCCTTACCTTGCCCAGATTTGGCAACATTCAAGAAGAACAGAGAACTAAAGTTATCTATATCTGTCTTATATAAACGAGAACAAAGTACAGAACCTAAGGCCAACGCTATTTGTACTGAAAGATATGGTTGTGGCGTTCTTGCCACTTGTTCTGCATATTCCCATACCTTTGATAGTATCCCCGGTGGCTCTAAAATACCATCTGGTTGGGTAAAATTTTCCTGAGGTTTTTTCCACACCGGAGCTAGATTTTCTGTGAGTTTTCTGTTATCTATCGTGAAGAGAGAGTCAATGATAGTCCGAATTTCTTCGTCGTCTAGCGGGGGGACGTAAGTATCATTGACTTGTTTTAATATCCATAGAACCTCTTCTGGTGAGTGTCCCTTAGCTATTAAAGAGCCTGCTACCTGCGTTAGTCTCATATTCCTTGAACCCTCAACAACAGGAGCAAATATTTCTGCATTGCTTTTTAAATCAAAAGGTTTAGCTTTGACGGCATCTTCTGAAGAACCTCTTATCTTTTCTACAATATCTTTTTCTAATATTGGTAAGTCAGATAAGTCGTCAAAGTCAAAGAAAGGGTCAACGTCTGGGGTGTAAACAAAGCCCGTCTCATGTACGGCATAAGGTGCTAAAGCATAAGTAGCAACAATGTCTATTCTTTTCTCTAAAGTAGTTTTACTTTTGTCTGAAACGTAATGTCTAAAGTTGTGGGTATTTCTAAAGTAATAGTGTTTACCTTTACGGGTAGCTACCTTTACTGGCGTATGTATGTGTTTTTCACACCAATCAACTGCTTCTTGAGTATCAGCGTCAACGACACAGAAGTCGGTACAGATTAAAGCAGGGTTGACATTCCTTCTTTGTCTAAACCAATTCTCAATCTGTTGTTCTGTTGGTTGTTGTTTTTGGTATGCTTTCCAAGACCCTATTAAGGGTTGTTTTGTGTCTTGGCTAACTGGTATAACAGACCAACCGTTTTCCCAATATGCCATGGCCTTTTCTAAAGGCGTACTTTTTTCGTTAATATCATTAGCAAACATAAATCTCCTTTTGCTTGTATAATGTTATGTTGATATACTAGCAAATATAATTTATTCTAATATAATAAATTTGTAAACCTAAATGGAGTTTTGAATGGGATTAATTTTAAAAGAGGCAGTCAATGAGATTGCTAATTTGTCTTCACAAGACAAAATAAATATTCGTGGAAAACTATATACACCCGTAGATAAAAGGGTGCAAATGTTTCGTAAACACTTTGGTGAACTAGGTGCAATAAAAACCAAAATATTGCATTGCGATGACACTGTTGTCAGAATTGTTGCCAAAGTAAGTGTCGCTTATGAAGGTGCATGGCATTGTATTGGTACAGGATTTGCTGAAGAATACCGGCAGTCTGGACCTGTCAATAAAACCTCTGCTTTAGAGAATGCTGAAACCTCAGCCATAGGACGTGCTTTAGCATCCTGCGGTCTTGGTGGTGGTGAATATGCCTCAGCCTTTGAAGTAGATAACGCAATTAACAACAAGCCCGAAGCTCCCAATCCGGCTGTCGACCTTATTACTCCAGCAAAAAAAGCACAGTCGGTGGAGGAGCTTCACTCAATATGGGAAGCAAACAAAGAACAATTGGAACTCTTAAAAGAGAGTAATAAGAAGACTTACGATGTCTTGGTAAAAGATTTTGTAAGTTTGAGAAAGAAGCTTGAAAATAAGGAGGACTTATGAGCTTTGATACAGAAAGTATGCTGGATGGTGCCGATAAGGCATATCCTGAAATGATGCCTTCTGGTTGGTACACCGCTGAAATCAAAGATACCAGCGAAAGACCAACTAAGAAAGGAGATGGTAAGTATATCAATATGAAGTTTTTGATAACTGGTCCTAAATACAAGGGCAAGTTTATTTGGAAAATGATTCATCATGGTAACAAATCTACTGCGGCAGTTGATATTGCCAAAGAACAGATGGGTGCTATTAGTAAAGCTACTGGCATTGCATCTTGGAATTCAGAAGAGGTTACTAATGATGCAGGGGATAAAGTAGTTCATTTCCCCGATTTCATAGGTAAGGGGCTCTATATAAGAGTCGGGGTTAAGAAGGGAACTAATGGATACAAAGACCGTGAAGAGGTTTATGAATTCCAATCTTTGATGAATCCCCCCTCTGAGCCTACTCCTGTGCCTGTGGCTGGTCAGAAACCTGACTGGGCATAAAAAGATGTTGGGGTTAGGGTTAAAAATGTTTAGAATGGGAATATGTACGCTTTACGCAGTTTTCTTGTTTGTAGCTCTGACCCCTCTTCTGGTGAAACCAAAGAGGTGGACATCATTTATGCTGAAAATTGGCATGATGCTGAAGCCACCCTGTTGGCCACCAAGGAATCAGATTTTGAATACATTGATACTGAGGTAGAAGTTATTGATGAAAAGCAAACAGAAAAGTCGAGTGTATTCTTTTATAGACCAATCGAGTCAAAAGAAAGACGTACTATACATTAACATCGACACCCCTGAAAAACGTATGACTTACGATGGTGATAAAGAACACTTTGGTAGTGTTATCTTGCCATGGCTAAGGAAATACAAGATGCCTGTCTATAATTTTAACCTTACAGAAAAAGAGAATATTTTGAACTTTGTTGATGAGCATGGTTGGGTAGCACCCATCGTAATGACATCAGACTATTTATATGAGGAGATACCGTTTTGAAACTAGGATTAGTAACAAATAGTAATAAAGAATACCACGAAGGTGATGGGTTATCTTCATCGCAATTGCGGGAGATTAACAAATCAACATTACACGCCGTTCATAGGAGACAGATACAACCAACTAAAGCATTAGAGTTTGGTTCAGCCGCCCATAAATGGATTTTAGAAGAAGAAGATTTTTACAGCGAATTTGCTGTTATGCAAATATCTAGGCGAACCAAAGCTGGTAAAGAGAAAGCTGAAGAGTTAGCCTCGCAAGATATTGTTGTTATCACAGACGATGACTTTGAAAAGATACAAGGCATGAAACAAGCTTTGGTTCCAGAAGCCTTAGACCTGTTAAATGGTGCTGTCGTTGAACAATCAGTTTATTGGGATAAAGACGATGTCCTATGTAAGTGTCGTCCTGATGCTATGCAAGTTAAAACAGAGTTTGACCAAAGTTCTGTTGCTTTAATTGATTACAAAACAACGCAAAGTTGTGAACCCAAAGAGTTCATGCGTAGTTGTCGTAACTACCAATATGAAATGCAGCTTGCTTGGTACGTTGAAGGTTTAAAGTCAATCAATTATCAAGTAAACGATATTTATATTATTGCCCAAGAAAAAGTGTTTCCGTTTGCCAATAAAGTTTATAAGTTGACGGATGCAACCATACAATCTGGTAATTTTAATAACCAAGAAGCTTTTGCTAAATACAAAAGATATTTAAAGACTGAAGTACCTGAATGTTACAACGCACCTAATGTGTTGACTTTGGATTATGAGTCATTTCAATAAAAAACAATTTGCAGAAGATTTAGCCAGAGGGCAAGACAATGAAAAACGTATTGCCGAAATCATAAAGAAAAAATATCCTTATGCCCGAACAATAATCAGAGATGGTTATTTTAAGGCATGGGATATTAAGGTAGAGAATCCTGATACTACTGTTGAAGTTAAACAAGACGATAGAGCCAAAGAGACTGGTAATCTAATATTTGAAACAGAGATGGAAGGTAAGCCATCTGGTATCACAACTACAAAAGCTGAATGGTGGGTGCAAACAGTAGCCGATAAAGATTATTGGTTTAGCGTTGAAGAGCTAAGAGAATTCTTGGCAAAGTATCCAATAGTCAAAAGAAAGATGAAGGGTGGTCTAACTGGTAGATGTCATCTAGTGCCAATTAATCATATAGAGGCTTATCTACAATCCCGCCAGACTTAAACTTCATTGTTTGTTGACCCTTTGTTCTAACTGGCAAACCTTGTAATACACCTATTTGGTCTGAAATTCTTTCCATTTGTTCTTGCAGTTCTGGGTCAAAAAATTGTTTGTCATATTGCTCTGCACCTTTGGTATCAAGTTGTTTTTGCAAATCGTCTAGTTTTGTTTTTTTGGTAGCTGCCAAGACATCATCGTAAGAAATAATTTTATTGTTTGCATCTGTAAAATATTTGCTGCCCTGTTCAAACAGTTCTTCACTTTGAGACATTTTTTTCAATGACTTGATTAAAGCATTGTAGTCATTCAAACGAAACTCACCCAAAGCAACTGCTGCTTCTCTAGCTAAATATTGTGGCTCATTGAAAACTTCCAAAGCTTTATGTTTGTCAGCATATTCTTGACCCTCTTTTTTAATTAGTTTTAGTGCATCTTCAACGCTATAATCTTGTGGCAATTTATTATTTTCTTTAGCGTATTTTAAATTGTTTTGGACATTGCCCATAATTTCTTTGTACAGTTCATCACCAGAATTATGGAAGCTGGTTTTTTCAATTTTAGGAATTACATCATGGAAAGGCATATAATCTGCTGCCCCCAAAAACATATCAGAAAGTCTGTGCGTCAAGTCCCCAACGTGTTCCAAATAAAATGGATAAACTCCGGTTGCAACATCCATTAAGTTTCTTTGGGCCTGAACCATTTTGATTTCTGGTTCACCTCTTTGGGCATTTGCTAATCCTTTAAATTTAACAGCAACTTCTTTTGGTGGCTCGTAATCAACATATTGTTTTTTCTCATTTGCCTCGTAATATTCTTTGATTTTTGTTGGGCTATTATTTTCTTTAATACCTTTTACCCCTTTTTTAAGTAAATTACTGATACCTTTGGTGACGACCCCAATAAGAGGCACCGCTGATGCAAGCTCTAAACCAGCTATAGCTACATTGCCAGCCCTTTCTAAACCTTCTGTCTCTTCTGCTCTTTTGCTGTATTCTGCAAACCCAAGACCAGATATACCTTGCCCAAATACCGGTAAGCTGTATGCTGCCATTTGTGTTTGCAAAGGCAATTCCTCAAATTTTGCGTAAGCTTCTCTTTCTTTACCTTGGTCAAGTAAAACTTTTATTTCTCTTATGCCTTGTACTGTTTCCAAACCAGTGCGTGCCATATTGTCTGGTCTAAGTGGATTAATGCTGCCAAGTGTTTCAAAAAAATCAGCCATTAAAAATCTCTTTGGTATAAGGGTTTATCGACAAAGCCACCTGCTTTGAAAGCTGGCAAACCTTCTTCTTTTAGTTTCTTTATCATTTCTGGGGTAAATTCTAAAATGTATTCGGTTCTTTCTTTGTAATTTGGTCTTTCAAATTTAATGCTTTCAACGACATCGTCCAGTTGTGAAGTGCCGCTTATGGCTGGTGACTCAAAGTTGTCCAGTATGTTTTTAATGTTCAAGCTGAAGTTGTACATACTATCATCTGCAGAAGACGGTGTAGCAATATTAAAATCTCTGACATTAATAGACACTTCATCAATTATTTCATTGCCAATTTTGGGAGCTACCTCAAGAACGTTTTCATTATATTGGGTAGGAACAAATTGCAAATCGTATTTATTTATTGAAGTCACACCCTTACCAATTCTATAATTGCCACCATATTTGTTAGCTATCTTTTTTAAATACCTTGGTATCTTTTCATCGTAGAGTCTAGTAATCGCAAATTGTATTTTTTCATTAGCACCAGCGGATTCTCTGCGTATAACATCAATAGCCTCTGGGGTTGATATGCCGTCCAAGTTCTTTTTAATAGCATCATCAATCATATCTTTAATCATCATTTCTTCGTAGTTTTTAGGAAATGGTCCTTTAGGAATATCTGATTTTGATTTAAATACAAAACCACCCGATTCGGGTATAAAACTTATATTATCATCCGCAGTTTCTTGTCTAACTTTTCTAATAATTGCGTCTCTTTCTTTTGTTAAAGAATAAAATTTTTCGTTGTAATTATTTCTTTCGTGCCATGTTTTTTTGTATTCAGCTACGGGCAATCCTGCATCTAATTTATCACTCAATTCATCTGCTTTTGCAAGCAAACCATCCATTTCAATATTTTTTTCTTTTATTTGGTTTACTTCATCGGCATATTTGGTGCTAAATTCATCTACTAATTTTTGGTCTTGATAGCTGCCAGCAGCTCGACCATGCAGTTGCGATTGTATTCTCTCAGCAGAAAGAATTTTTTTACCATCTACATTTTTTACACTAGCTCCCATATTGGCATAAACACTCTTACCATAATGAGTGTCATCATAGCCTCTTGCTAAAGGGTTACGATAAACTTTTTCATAGTAGTCTTTACCACCACCAGAGGCATAGGTTTGATACTTGTTCGGACTTGTTGCTAAGTAAGGATTTGTGACGACTAAATTTCTACGGATTAAGTTTTCCAATTCTCCCAAAGCAATGCTGTCACCAACGTTTTCTCTGTCTTTAAAGCCGCTCATCTGGATAACTCTTATCTCTTCGTCCTTGACACCTCTTTGTTTAAAAAAGTTTTCGATATCACCTGTCTTGATTCTTTGGTTGGGATTTATTTTAGGGTCATTTAAAACTTCCAAAGATTTCAAAGTTAATACACTTTTGTCGGGCAGAGAAGCTAAACCTCTTTGTAAAGCTTTTATTCCTGCGGCTGTACTAGCAGCGGCTGTTCCTACTATTGGTGCTGTGCCTGAACCTTCTAAAGTTGCCATAGCTATATTACCTAAACGGGACAAGCCTTCGGTTTCAGCAGCTCTCTGGCTGTATTCGACTGCACCTATACCAGATAGCGTTTCACCAACTACTGGTGTAGCGTAAAGCAACATTTGAGTTTGCAAGGGTAGTTCTTCAAATCGAGCATAGGCCTCACGCTCTTTGCCTTGGTCTAAAAGATTTTTTATTTCTTGTGCACCCTGAACTGTCTCGACAGAAGCACGAGCCACATTGCGTGGATTGGTAATATCAAGTTGGTTTAAAAGCTCAAAAACATTAGCCATAGGCTGATTATACACAAAAAAATGCCCTCCGAAGAGGGCAAGAGAAAGTTTTGAACGAGCTACCTAAAGGGGGAGAGAGATAAGCTCACCTCAATACTACTTCCTGATTGGTCTATTTGCAAGTTTATTCCACACGCCAAACACGGAAACATTGCTTTTTATAAGTATTTCCATCGTCTGACTTGGCATCTATGGTCACTGAACGCACTGCCATTTTATAGTCTTTCTCACGAGAATAACGATAAACTTTATTTCGTAATGAGTTATCTGGTGGTGCTAGATAGCACCCATCTTCGTCTGGCTCAACTAAATGTGGTTCAAAATGATGACCAATTTTCATGTCATCGGGAAACTTTTCATACTTTACCTTTTTCCATGCATTGGGTAGGGGTATGCCATTGCTAACTTTATTTTTCATAATGCTCCTAATTAATGAACACTGCTTGATTGTCTGCGATTGTATTCTTGAACCCCAGTTTCAACAGCGTGTTCTAAATCTTTCTCGGTTATCTCAGTTCCTCTTCGAGCCAAACTATTTAGCTCATGTAAAAAACCATCAATGTTAATTGGTTGGTCGTTTATTTTCATAACTCTTTCTCCATCTTATGTAGGCTCGTTTAACTAAACCTTCATCTAAATGAAACTTCATTGCTATACTTGAAAGCTTTTGCCTTGTCATATAGGGTCTGTTCCATTGTTCAATCTGCCAAAGTTTCTTTTTAGATTCCATACTTAATTCCTTAGGTATGTTCTTAGAAACAAACTCTGACCAAAAACTTTCTCTGTTCCAGCCCGTAATCATTTCTTGACTTCTGCCACAGCCAGAGCAAACAAGGGCTCCATATGTACAGTTGCACACGCCAATACAAGGATTATCGTCCAGTGCCTCAGAACTCGTATGAATCCTGTGGCTGTAAGATGTGGTGTTACTCATTTTGAAAATCTATACACTTATATGGAGATTTGTACTATGTCTGCAAAATGCCTTGATAGTAACACCACAAAATCTCATGTTCATATCAACTAATATAATATCAACTCAATCTAATAATTCAAGTATTTGTTCTAATACAAACCTATCATCAGATAACATCTGTTTAGCTGAATTGCTGTCATAAGATATGTGATTTTCTGCTCTGGAATCGTTGTGAGCGTTAAAGCTATCGTGCATAGATAGACGCTTAGTAACCAATTCTTTTATTTCGTTAGTAACAGTTTTCATTCTGCTTCCTCCAATTTTTTATTAGCATACTCCCAAGCCTCTTCATCTGACAAGCCCATAAGTTTGCCATCTAAGTACATACTTTCTAAAAAGTAAGCAGTATGTTCGCAACTCATATCTTACGCCAAACTCTTATCTTCTTAGGCTCTCCTACCAAAGTTCTGGTGATGTAACGCCTGCTTTCTAAATCCCCATCTTTATCCCAATTGTAAATATTTGAGATTTGGTATCGGGTTGTTGTAACTTTCTTCTCGCCTTCAACAATAAAACTATCGCCCACTTCCATTTGTGCTAAAGTCTCTCTCACCTCGGCAACAAATTCTGGCAACTCTCTTTTGCCTGTAATGGGGACATCTTTCTCTATTCTTAATCCCATTAGTTTTCCTGTAATACATCTTTGACAAACTTTAATGTTTGTTTGTCGTTTAAGTTATGAGTTTGCATCAACATACGCAATGACACTCGGACATCTTGCTCGGCCAATTCTTTTGCTAATTGGTCGGTATTGTTTGTGTCTAATAAAGCATTAGACAACGCTAGGTTATAAGTTTCCTTATCCATATTTATAACTCCTTGGGTATAACTATATATGCATATCATAATGAAGTCAAACATTGCAAAACAAAGTAAACAAGTAAAAGATTTGCAAACTTATCACACAATTGACACCTTATCGTCACATAACTATGTAATAATATAAGCAGGATATAATCCTCGCACCCGAAAGGCGTAAAGCGTTACACAAAGTGGTACACACACCAAGACTGATGGCGAAGTGGTTGCATAAGGTCAAAGAAAATTAAGGAGATTAATATTATGATTACAATTAAGTTTTGTAAATTAAATGTCGAGACGACTAATGGGCATCTTTGCAGATGTCTAAGGTCAGAAGAAGAAGCCGATAAGCTCCTTGAGCAAATCGGAAAAGATGAAGATACTCACATAGTTGATTCTAGTATAGAGAATAGATGTATCAATATTCACGAAGATGGTTACATTGGTAACGACCACCCTTTGATTGATATTCTTGATGGCTATGCTAGAGAATTATGTACTGATTGGGATTGAACTTAGGGGGCTACGTGCCCCCTTTTTTTTGACTTTTGTCACAGACTTTTGTCATGGGGAAAACCACTGTATATGGGCTTTTGGCAAGATTTAGGCTTTTGTCACACTTTCTTAATTTCTATAAAATGTTATACTTACCAAATCTAAAGCAATTGGACTTACTTAAAAGATTGGTCAAGGCACACAAAAACACCCTAAAAGGGAAGTAAAGGTTACTAAGTCTGTAACATTAATTTATTTTTAGTCAAAAATATGATAAAATCTGCCGTGAACTTAAGTTGCTTTGGCAACAGATTCAATCTAACGATTGACTCAAGTTGCCTCTAGTTCACTCCCCCCGTAAGGGGGAATCATCTTTTATCACCACAAGGGTGATTGCGAAAGGGGAGAAGTTTATCTATAATCATTTCATGCCAAGGAAACACCTAAGTAGAGCCTCAGAAGTATATTGGGCTCAAGAAGCTGTTAAGAATAGAGAAAAATATCCTACTATTGCAGAAGCAGTAGATATGTTAGAATCAGTGTTCGGTCAAGTAACTGTGATGAGAATTAAACATGGCAAGAGAAAAAGTCCTAAGTCCCAAACAAGTTAAGTTTATCGATTTTTATATGCAAGGCTTCACGCAAAGTGAAAGTGCGTTTCGTGCTGGGTTAGGCACATCTAAGAATTCAGCTAAGGTGTATGCCAATCAGTTGATGAATAAACCAGAATACACTCATGTCCAAGATGAGATTAAAAGACGACAGATGGAAGCATTGGAAAATGCTGGGGTCTCTTTGGAAACTCATATTAAAAGTTTAAAGAGTATTAGAGATAGAGCCTTGTCGGATAAAAACTATTCGTCTGCTGTTAAGAGTGAGGAGCTAATCGGTAGAGTTAGTAACTTGTATCAGACTCAGACTAAGACCACAATTGAACACATACATTCATTAGACCTTGAATCCACTAAGGCTAAGATACTTGAATTGCAAAAGAAGTTGTCGCCTTATTTAGAGGGTGAGGTTGTCGAAGTTAAGACTTAGTATCTTTGTCAGTAAATCTGGACACAAACATTACAAGGCTAGTTATGATAGCAATGATAAAAACTATTATTTTTTGCATATTGGTTTCCTATTTATAATTCGTCTATTTTATCTTGATAGAATTTCTTGTTGGAATGGACTAGCACACACGCAGTTATGAAAAAAACACATATAAAGGAGATTAGCGTGTATGCTATCCAAATCATTCAAAGTTTCCTCATTGGTAGTATTGGTAAATTACCACAGCAATGATATAAATAAAAATGATAGTGAAGTATAACTTTTCGTAACCTATCTTTTTTTTCATTGCCAATAACTTATATCTGGTGGGTCGTTACCATCGTCAAAAAAAGCTAAGACCACAATAGCTATACCTAATATCGCAATAGCTAGAATAATATTATCTTCAAACATCATTTCTTTTTCCTTGTTAATAATCTGTGCAAGAGCCAATAGGTTAAGACTAAAGCTGCTACAGCACTCAAAGATACTAAAAGATGAAAAGCTAAATAAGCTAAGTCGTCTAAAGTGTTTTGCCAAGATTGGTAAGTCGCCATATCCATAGAGCCACTGTAGACCAAGCGTTCTAAATGTCCATTCATGTTTTATCCTTACCTAGCCAAGCATTGGTTTCCATTACTTTAACACATTTATAGCAGTAGTTACCTTGCATATCTTCATCACCAATAAATGGGTTGGTCATGCCTTCAATGTTCCAAGCAATCTCATCGTGTAATAAAAACTTCTTATCGCATTTATCGCAAGTCCTAATATCGTCAAAAGGTTCAGTCATATTTCTACCTTAATGAATTGTGCCTTGACTTTCTGGTAAAAGAAAATCGAAGACATCTTCGTTAATCTGCAGTCGTTCATCAACTATCTTTTGATGCACTATTTTATCTATCTCGTTTTGTTCAGCTCTTGTGTACTTGCCTAATAAGCTTTCAGCAGTTTGAGCTAATTCGATTAGTTCGGCTTTGCGTTTATTAACATTTGGACAAGTTAATATTAAAAACAAAGTTAAAACTAAAAAATCTTTCTCGTTCTCTACTCGCATAATACTCCTAATTGGTATGGCTCAACATTGGGTATTAAAGGCTACCCTGTTGCCCTTGCTGAAACCTATCAGCAAAACATAATCGTAATTTGGGGACAACTCCGATTCTGTTGAGCCAAAATTTGTCATGCTCCCCTCGTAGCTCTGCACTCTGCTTTGTATCTAGCAATCAATATCTGGCCATTTTGTTTCACAAAGTTTGTGTAATCCAATTGGTCAGCACACTCGTTATATATTCTTTTTTCTGTGCAGTACTCTTTATACATACGCAGTAAAAAGGTATCTATCTTTCTCGTTCTAGTCATAAGTTTTCACTCCTTATGCTTCAAGTATATGATGATAAAATTATAAATGCAATAGTTGACACATGATTATTTGATGGTATAGTTATGGTTTAACTATGGAGATTTTATTATGAATGAAATATCTTTTTACGATAAGTGGGGCATACTTAGGTATGGTCAAATAATAGATAACAATTATGTGAGTGAGGATGTAAGTCTGAACAAATATGATTTGGTTAAAGTAGAGTGCCGTGATAAATATAGATACATCATAGGGCGTAAACAAGTATTAAAGGGGGTGAATGATGACTGAATACCAAAAACTTGAATGGCTACATAGCCAAATATCTGAATTAAAAGATGGAGTTGCAGTTGATTTAGAAACTATGCAATCTTTTGTAGAAGATTTAAGAGAGCCATATTTAGAGGAGGTGAATGATGAGTGAAGTTATAACTAAAGAATATGTAGTTTATGGTCTTGAAGATTTAAAAAAAGACGAGGACCTTTGTAACGATATTTACCAAGAGTTTTGGTTAGACAATCCGGACAATATTAATCCTTGGTCTGATGAAAACTTAGATAGTTTCAAAACTTTTGCCGACACTTTGCATATGGGATTTGACTATTCACTATCTAATGGAGAGTGTCCCGAAAGAAGTTGTTATGTAAAACTAAAACCAGATTATTATTTGGACAACAAACACTATAAAGAATTGTTGAAAGACTATAAGGGTAATGATTATTGTTTTTGTGATGAACTCAAAACATTCACCTTAGAACTATTGGATAAAAAAGAATATCAAGTTTTATGCGAATGGTCTGTCAATGACTTTGTGTTAGAAATTCAAAATAAAATGTTAGATATGTGGTTCAAAGATAATGAGGACTATTTCTCAAAAGAGTCATTTTTGGATTATGTAGAAGCAAACAATTATAAGTTTGATGAAGATGGTAATTTATTTTAAGGAGAAAAAATGACTTGGGAAATAGTAGAAGAAAGAAAAGTAAATACCGATTATATACACGATGTCATGTTGATTTGGAAAGAGCGATGCGACAGACAATTAGAAGATGACGAAATCAAAGAATTCTTGCATGAAGACTATGTTAGAGATTTGCTGTTTGACTTGCGTGATTTGTGCGAAGAATATGCAGTTGATTTTGATGCTTTAATTGGTGAGTTAAATGCTTGAACTCATATTGGGGATAGCTGTTATTTATATTGTCGTGAAGTTGAATGTCTTGTTAATTGAATTTGAAGATAAGAAAATAGACTCATGGAAATAATATTAATAACAGTTGTCTTTGTTGTTTGGTATGGGCTTATTAAGTTTTTGGAAAAAGATATTAATTAGTGCTTGCACATATGCTCATATGGTTATAAACTTAAATCATTAACTTAATGGAGATAACTATGGAAAACTATTTTTACTACGATGAAATCAAAGATTACTTTGATGATTTCTTAAACGAAAACCTTGAATACTTTAAGGAGAATTGGCCTCAATCGTGGCGTGATGATTTGCACTATAAAGCGTTCAATACTGATTATTATATAACTGGTTCATATCAAGCAAAGCAATGGTTAGGTGATAAGGCTTTTAACGCTATTAAAATTGTTAAAGACTATGAGCAAGACAATTTCGGCAAAGTCTCAACAGATTTAAGTGACGCTGAAAAAGTTGCTAATATGTACGTCTACATTGTAGGGCTTGATATTGTTGCTGAATGGTTAGAAGCTAACCCAGAAACAGAAGAGGTGGCATAATGCAAGATAACGAATTTATAAGATATATTTTAGATTTTTATTATGATGAGGGCATTTTAGCAAAAGAAGCTAGAAAATATACAGCTATATATAAAAAACTTTTTCCAAATCTTTGGGGTGATGGTGATGGCCTAGATAGAGAAAATGTTTATGAATTAATTTTGATGGGTAGGGCTGATGCTAGAGCTAGACAAAATAAATATCAAAAAGCAAAAGATGAATTCAATGCTAAATTTGGCGATGACTTAAAATTAATAGAGGGGGTAAATTAAACTATATAAAATCAATAAAAAATTGGTATCCCAAGAAGAGGATAGGATTTAAAGGAATATTCCTGTTTGCTTAATTGCAGTTATGAACAACGCCAATTTTTGAGGGGCTAGAAATAGCCCCTTTTTTTATATCAAAATAAATGTTTGCACATATGCTTATATGATGGTACTCTATAATAGTTTTTTAACTTATATGGAGAAATTATGAAAAACGCAACGTATGAAAAATTACTTGATAACGTCATCGAATCTATGGCTACTGCTGGAGCTGATTGGGTTAAGCCTTGGAGCTACAAAGGAGCATTGAGAAATCTATTCACAAAGAAATCATATAGAGGAATTAATATCTTTTTTCTTTCCTTTGCTATGGCGTCTTTTAAGTATCCTTTTTTCTGTACTTTTAAACAGGCTAAACAAAATGGCTACAATGTTAAGAAAGGGAGCAAGGGCAATCAGATTGTATTTTTTAATATGATTGAGGTTGAGGAAAATGAAAAGGTAAAAAAGATACCTATGCTGAAAACATATACTGTGTTTAATGTTGAGCAGTTAGAGGGCTATGATTTGACCACGCTAGATGTAGAAGCAAAAAACAATATTGAATTGGTTGAGAACGCTGAGCAGTATGTGAAAAATACTAAGGCTAAAATTAATTTGGTTGATGGTGACAGAGCTTTCTATTCAGTCGCTGGTGATTCAATCACTATGCCAAAGGTTGAGCAATTCGATAATGTTGAGGAATACTACTCAACGCTATTGCATGAACTAACCCATTGGACAGGCAACGCCAAAAGAAACGATAGAGATTTAAGCGGTGGCTTTGGCTCTAAGTCTTACGCCTTTGAAGAGTTAGTTGCTGAATTGGGCAGCGTGTTTTTATGTAATGCTTTAGAGATTGAGAAAACCCCAGCTATCAATCATGCCAAATATCTTAATGGGTGGTTACAGATATTAAGAGAGGATAAGAGGGCGTTATATCGTGCTTCCTCTTTGGCACAAAAAGCGGTGGATTATCTCGACGCTATGCAAATAGCTAGTGAGGATAGAGCAGTAGCCTAGAACTCAATCTAGGACTTTAGAGGGCTAGTTATCTAGCCCTTTTTTGTGCCTGTTGTTTCTTTACCTTGTGAGATTGGTTGCGGTGATTAATAGCATTCCCTTCGCTTCTCTGTTTAACTCAGCAAATCTACAGCACAAAGAAACACACCACCTACAAGCAAAGATAATAACTTGCCCTATGTCTATGCATACCTTGATTAAATACTAGCGTTAGAATGTAAATAAGAGGCTTTAATGATGGTGTTTATATATACAGTAGCTATAAAGGGCTTAGAATCATAGAGAGTTTAAGGAAAATTGGCTGCAGCCCTTTAAAAATGGGACACCCCAGAGATATATATATTGGGTAGTACCTGTGTATAGATATACTTAACCCCTAACTCAAACACCAGAAAAAAAAGTAGGAATCCTATCTAGGTTCCCTAACGAAATTGCAAAAAACTCAAAAGCACTTTATCATCAAGCCAACACCAAACTAAAGTTAAATGGCAGTAAAGAATCCTGTTCCTCCAGATAAGCAAATACCAAATCACTTAAAAGAAGAACTACACCAATTATTGGAGTTACAGAACCACTACAAAAGATTGGTCCAGAGGGACTCATCCCAAGCAGGGTTTTTGGACTTCGTTAAGAACGTTTGGGATGGTTTTAAGTGCGGAGCCCATCATAAAATCTTTGCCGAGAAGTTCCAACAGATAGCGGAAGGTAAAATTAAGCGTCTGATTATCAATGTCCCACCCCGTCATGGTAAGTCCGAACTAGCTTCGATACACTTTCCAGCTTGGTTTATTGGCAAATACCCTGAAAAGAAGATAATGCACACCACCCACACAGGGGAATTGGCTGTCGGTTTTGGCCGTAAAGTCAGAAACATCGTTGATTCCGATGAATTTAAGATGATATTCCCTCAAGTGACGCTAAATCAAGACAACAAATCAGCGGGCCGTTGGTCCACTAATAAGGGCGGTGAGTATTTCGCTGCTGGTGTCGGGGGTGCCGTTACCGGACGTGGTGCCGATTTATTGATTATTGACGACCCACATTCAGAACAAGACGCTCTTTCACCCAATCTATTACAACATTGTTGGGATTGGTATTCCTCAGGACCACGTCAGCGTTTGCAACCGGGTGGTGCCATCATTGTTGTGATGACCAGATGGAGTACCATTGATTTAACAGCCCGTTTGATAAAGTCCCAGTCCGACCAATTTGCCGACCAATGGGATGTGGTAGAGTTTCCCGCCATGTTGGAAGACGACCAACCACTCTGGTCCGATTTCTGGTCCAAAGACGAGCTGCTTAAGGTCAAAGCTTCCTTACCAATCGCAAAATGGAATGCTCAGTGGATGCAAAATCCCACAGCGGAAGAAGGGGCGATTATTAAACGTGAGTGGTGGGAACGCTGGGAAGGCAAAGAATTACCTGCTGTGGAATACATTATTCAGTCCTACGATACCGCTTACTCTAAGAAAGAGACTGCCGACTACAGTGCAATTACTACTTGGGGTGTTTTTACAACTCCTGCCGGCGAACAGGCGATTATTTTGATAGATGCCCGCAAAGGTCGTTGGGATTTCCCTGAATTAAAAAGAATTGGCTACGACGAATACAAGTATTGGGACCCCGATATGGTTTTAATTGAGGCCAAAGCCTCAGGTATGCCTTTGACACATGAGTTGCGTAATGTTGGTATTCCTGTGGTAAACTACACTCCAACCAGAGGACAAGATAAAGTAGCTAGGGTTCATGCCGTTTCGCCAGTCTTTGAAAGTGGTAAGGTTTATGCCCCCATTGACCAAAGATTTGCCGAAGAGGTTATTGAGGAATGTGCTTCGTTTCCTTATGGGGAAAACGATGACTTTGTAGATTCCATGACACAAGCTATAATGAGATTCAGACAAGGTGGCTTTGTGACTTTGGATTCGGATATGATTGAAGAAGACCGGCTACTTAGAAAGAGGGTTTATTACTAATGAGTGAAGAAATTATAAAAATCGTCATAATGAAGGGCGAAGTTGAAGAAGAGCACGAACATTCCGGCACTTTAGTTGACGATATGGTTAAAGGTTGTCCTTTACCAACTCAAGACATTGAAGTTAATTTGGAAAACAGACAGCAAGCGATTGATGACCATTACTATGGACCAATGAATCCCAACGAACCTTCAGAAGAATATTGGGAAGGCTTGGCTGAAATGTGGGACGAGCCTGTCGACGATGTCAAAAAAGCCCGTTGTGGTAACTGTGCAGCTTTCAATGTCACATCCGCTATGAAAGAATGCATAGCTGAAGGCATTGGTGACGACGAAGGCGAAGACCCATTGGATGTTATTGATGCTGGTGAATTGGGTTACTGCCAGTTTTTAAAGTTTAAATGTGCTGCAGAAAGAACTTGCGAAGCATGGGTATCTGGCGGTCCTCTGGATGACGATAAAAAAATAAGCTAATGGAGTGGTGGTATTTCCTTTTTGGGTTTATATTGGGAATATTGTTTATACTTTATTTAATAGGTAGAAGGATAAAATAATGGCAATTGAAAAAAGTATCGAAAGAGAAGAGAAAATTGACTTGGGAGTCGAAGACCAATCAAATGAAATTAAATTAAAAGTTGAAGAAGAACAAGAAGACTTAGGTGAAGGCGTACTTCAGGAAGATGGCTCTGTCATATTCGGAGCCATGACTGAAATTACTGAACTTGATACATCTTTTGAAAGCAATCTGGCTGAAGTCATTGATGAGATGGAACTGATGCTTATTGCTTCAGAAATAGAAGAGTATTTCGAAGAAGACCGTCAATCCCGTCAAGATTGGGAAAAAACCTATACCGATGGCCTGAAATACTTAGGCATGAAGTTTGATGACGAAAGAAGTGAGCCATTTGAAGGTGCTTCTGGTGTTATTCACCCCCTTTTATCTGAATCGGTAACGCAATTCCAAGCCCAAGCCTACAAAGAACTATTGCCAGCCAGTGGCCCAGTCAAAACTCAAATAGTCGGCGACAAAGACATTGAAAAAGAAAAGCAAGCCCAAAGAGTCAAAGATTACATGAACTATGAAATCATGGTCAAGATGGAAGAGTATGACCCTGAGCTCGACCAACTCTTGTTTTACTTACCTCTATCAGGGTCAGCTTTTAAGAAAGTCTATTACGACCAAAACTTAGGACGAGCAGTTTCTAAGTTTGTGCCTTCCGAAGATTTATACGTGCCTTATGGAGCTACCGACATACTAAGCTCACCACGAGTAACTCATTTGGTGAAGATGCCAGAGAACGAAGTTAAAAAATTAATGTCGGTTGGTTTTTATCGTGATGTGCCTTTAATGCCCGGTTATGGCCAAGAGTCCGGCATAGACGAAGAGATAGATGAACTATCAGGCATGAGAGGTCAAAATGAAATGGTTGAACTTTTAGAATGCCATTGCGATTTAGACATTCCCGGTTTTGAAGATACCAATGAAGATGGTGCAACTGGTATTAAGTTGCCTTACATCGTTACCATTTGCAAAGACAATGGCCAAGTTTTATCCATTAGAAGAAACTACAATCCAGATGACCCATTAAAGAAAAAGATAAATTATTTTGTGCATTATAAATTCCTGCCCGGTTTAGGTTTTTATGGTTTTGGTTTAACGCACATGATTGGTGGTTTGTCCAAAGCATCAACTTCAATACTAAGACAATTGATAGATGCAGGAACACTAGCCAATTTACCTGCAGGGTTTAAAGCCAGAGGTGTTAGAGTCAGAGACGACGACACCCCATTGCAACCCGGCGAATTTAGAGACGTAGATGCTCCCGGTGGTTCTCTTAGAGACTCCCTTATCCCACTCCCATTCAAGGAGCCATCGGGGACTTTACTTTCCTTATTAGGATTGTTGGTTGATTCTGGTAAAAGGTTTGCGGCCATAGCCGATATGCAAGTTGGCGATGCCAACCAAGCCATGCCAGTCGGGACAACCATAGCTTTATTGGAAAAAGGCACCAAAGTTATGTCGGCCATACACAAAAGAATGCATTATGCTCAAAAAATTGAGTTTAAATTACTAGCCAAGATATTTGGTGAACAGTTACCAGAAATATACCCCTACGAAGTAGCTGGTGCCGATAGAGCAGTCAAAAAGTCAGACTTTGATGACCGAGTGGACATTGTTCCAGTGTCAGACCCCAACATTTTTTCTATGTCGCAACGTATTATGCTGGCACAAGAAAGACTGCAATTGGTCAATAGCAATCCCAACGTCCATTCACAAGAAGGTATTTACGAAGCTTACCGAGATATGTATGCCTCTTTAGGTGTTGAGGACCCAGACCGTTATTTAAAACAACCAGAAGAACAAGTCCCAACCGACCCAGTAACAGAAAATGCCAACTTAATGATTAAAGGTATTGAACCAAAAGCATTTAAAGAACAAAATCACGATGCTCACATTCAAGTACACATGGCTTTTATGAGCACACCTTTGGTCCAACAAAATCCACAGGGTATGGGAATGCTACAGGCCCACATATTTGAGCACATGGTATTTAAAGCCGAACTAGAAATAGAAGCTCAACTAGCCAACCCAGAAATACAACAACAGTTGGCAGGATTGTCCGATGATGAATTTGCTTTACAGTATGATAATATGAAGGCTATGAACTTGGCTCAACAGATGGGGCAGTTTGCTCAATCATTACAACCACCTCAACAGCCTGACCCACTTGTACAACTAAGGCAACAAGAGTTAGAATTAAGAGCACAGGACATTCAACGTAAAGCTCAGAAAGACCAATTGGATGCACAAATCGACCAGCAAGAAAATCTGGACGATGCCCAGTTAGCTGAACAGCGACTACAACAGAATGCTGCAATCCAAGCTGAAAGGATTAGGCTTGCTCAAGAAAGGCTCGACCAAGCAGAGCGATTTAAATTATTTGATATACAAAGAGGCAGGTAATGGCTAAAGATAAAGTTTCAAAAAAAATATCTTTATTACGCTCTGAGGGTAAACCTCAGAAACAAGCCGTTGCTATCGCTTTGGATATGCAAAGAAGAAAAAAATTAAACACAGGAGGAAATGTGGAAAATAAAAAATTTAAAAACGGCGTTGACATAAAAGGTCAAGGTATGGTGCCTTATGCTTCATCCGAAAAAATTAAGGTTTCAGACAAACCAGAACCCGGTATGGGCAGTGGCGTAAGTCGAGCAAAAGGTATAGCAGAAAGAGGATTTAAGTTTAAAGGTATTTTTTAAGCTATGAACTACGAAGGCTATATTAATGCTGGTTTGACGGCTGAACAAGCCGAAGAACTTATGCGTATGGCAGAATTAGGTGCTTCTACTGAAGAACTTGATAGAGCCTTCCAAAGATACCTTGCTTTCAATACTGGAACAGATACCAGTATTTTTACTGCTTCTTATTTAAGAGATTTATACCCGCAATTTACCGATGACCAAATAAATTCAATTTTAAACATGGTGTCTCAAGGGGCACCTTATGGAGCAGTTGAACAATACATCAATTCATTGGCTTTTGGTTCAAGTGAAGGCGGCGGTGGCACTTCAGGTGGCACTTCAGGTGGCACTTCAGGCGGAGGCACAGCAGCAGATTCAGACTTACAAAACTTTTTACAATCATTTGTTGGTTCTTTTGCTGGTGGCATAACAGAAGAACAACAACAAAGAGCTGCAGAAATGCAGAAGTTTTACCAAGACTACTACAATGCTTTAGCAGGCGAAGGAGTTACTGAAATATACAATCCAATGACTGGAGAAATGGTCCCGATACAAGGCTCTGGTTTGTATGCTGAACAACAATACGGCACAGGCTTACCTTATTTTGGTTACCAAGCAGGTCCGGAAGGCTATGGGCAGGTTGGAGATATAGCAGGAATCGGGCAATTTTTTGCACCAACATTTACTGTTGACCCAACACAATTTTATGGGCAACAAACACCAGACCCAACCCCTCCTCCAGTACCAACACCTGCACCAACAATGCCGCCAATAATAACTCCACCAGAGCCTATGCCAGCCCCAACACCAACACCAGCACCAACTCCACCACCATACATTGAGCCAACCCCAGCACCAACTACTGCTCCGCAACCTACACCGCAACCTACACCTCAGCCAACACCACAGCCAACACCACAGCCAACACCACAGCCTACGCCTCAGCCTACTCCAGCCCCTACTCCGGCACCACCGCCACCACCAACACCTGCACCTAGGCCAGAAGGTTATTATTTGCCAGAGGATGAAACTTATGCTGATTTGGACTTGGGCGACAAGATTACAATTGCTAGAGATTATGGTGGTGTCTATTACGATTTTGCAGGCAATCGTTTTGAAATGGACCCGGACCAGTTTGACTATTATTTTAATTATGGGCGACCTATGCCAACCCCGGCTCCTGAACCCACACCAGCCCCAACACCAGCCCCAACACCAGCTCCTACACCAGCTCCTACACCAGCCCCAACTCCGGCACCGACACCAGCCCCAACACCAGCTCCTACACCAGCTCCTACTCCGGCTCCTACTCCGGAACCTACTCCTGAACCAACCCCGGCACCAACACTACCACCATTGCCACCATTACCAACACCGGAACCAACACCACCATCTCCACCTTATGGGCCTCCTGAAAAACAATTGCCAGACCCATTTGATACATCAATAATGCCACCTATGCCACCTGTAATACCAGAGCCACCAGTTGTGCCAGAGCCACCAGTCACACAACCGGGTGGTACAGAGCCCTTCACCCCACCAAAAGGACCGGGGGCTATGGGACCAGCTTTGACAGAACCAGCAGCACAACCGCCAACAGACATTCAATTAACTCCTGAGCAAGAGGAAATATTAAAAGCTCAAATCAGAGCCCAACTAAACCAACAGTTTCCAACTTTATCTGGCTTACAAGGAGCAGCTGCGGGCTTAGGACAATTCTTTAAAAGATAAATAATTTAAGCAAACTTGACATTACTTTAAATCATCATATATGATTGCCTGTAATGGATGGTTTATACATCGCAAAGAAAGTTTTGAAAGAGATTAGAGAAGCAAGAACAAGCATCTCTGAAACCCTAATGTCGGGAGGCATTAAAGATATGGCTCATTATCAGTTCTTAGTAGGAGAAAATACAGGTCTTTCTTCTATAGAACGCTTTATAAAAGACCTGCTTAGGAGAAATGATGAGCGATACGAAGACGACTTCGAAAATTGACGATGCTTATGTCGATTCTAGTGATTTAGTATTAGACCCGAGCAAACTCGATAAATCCCTTATAGAACGTTTACCAAATCCATCTGGATGGCGGCTATTAATATTGCCTTATCGTGGCAAAGGCCAGACCGAAGGTGGCATTCAATTGGTAAAGGAAACCATAGATAGAGAAGGTGCAGCAACTGTGACAGGATATGTCCTGAAAGTTGGACCTCTTGCATATAAAGACGACAAGTTTGATAAACCTTGGTGTAAGGAAGGCGACTGGATTATATTTGGTCGATATTCCGGACTAAGATTTAGGCTTGAAGACGATGCCGAATGCAGAATAATTAATGATGACGATGTTATTGGAACCATCGGACATCCAGACGACATTAAAACTTTATAGGAGAAAAAATGAGTGAAGAAGCAAAAGCTGTTATTGTTGAAGAAGAACAAATTGAAGAGCAACAAGAAGAGCAATTAGAAGCAGATGATTTTAGCGATGATTCTGATGAAGACCGATTACAGAAACACGATTCAGGCGTTCAAAAAAGAATAAATGAATTGACAAGGAAATGGCGTGAAGAAGAAAGAGCAAGAGTATCTGCTTATAACTACGCCCAACAACTTAAAAAAGAAAACGATGACCTTAAGAATAAATACAACAGCTTAGATACAGGCTACCAAAAAGAATACGAAGCTAGAATTACATCGCAATTTAACGATGCTAAGACTTTGTATAAGTCAGCCCATGAATCAGGCGATGTTGATAAAATGGTTGAGGCTCAAAGTTTAATTTCACAATTGTCTATTGAAAAAGAAAGATTGAGATTGGCTAAACAGCAAGCCGAATCCGCAGCCGCAGCACGAGCTGCAGCACCAACTAATCAACCAATTCTACAAAACTACCAACAGCCAAGAACTGTACAGCCTGATGAAAAGGCTTTACAATGGGCTGAGAAGAACAAATGGTTTGGTGAAGACAGAGTAATGACCAACGGAGCCAAAGCCATACATGAAGATTTGGTGAATGAAGGATTTGACCCAAAATCCGATGAATATTACACTGAAATAGACAAGAGGTTGAAAGAAAATTTCCCTCAAAAGTTCACTAAGCAACGGGCATCCCAGACTGTTGCAGGTGCTAGTAGAATTTCAACTGGGGCTAAAGGTAAAGAAGTGCGATTGTCACCTTCCGAGGTAGCAATGGCAAAAAAGTTAAACGTACCGCTTGAAGAGTACGCAAAATTTGTTAAGAGGTAAAAAAAATGGCTGAAAGAGATAACAATGGAAGATTCGTCAGCAACAGAACACCACGTTCTGCGGAAACTAGAGATACCAAAGCTAGGAAAAAAGTTTGGGCTCCTGCATCATCGTTGGATACACCAACTCCTCCAGATGGCATTAAGTACAGATGGATAAGAGCTGAATATCTAGGCAATGAAGATAGGAAAAACGTCTCAATGAAATTTAGGGAAGGCTGGGAGCTTGTGCGACCAGAAGAAGTTCCAAATTTTGAGATGCCGATAATGGATGATGGAAAACACTCAGGATACATTGGTGTCGGTGGATTAATGCTTTGTAAAATAGATGAAGATTTAATCAACCAAAGAAGCAAGTATTATCAGAATAAAACTGAATTACAGATGCAAGCGGTTGACAATAATCTTATGAAAGAAGCACATCCAAGTATGCCAATCTCGAAACCCGAAAGGCAATCGAGAGTTTCCTTCGGTGGTAGACCATCTAAAGATTAATTGTTTAATTTATAGGAGACTTAAATGGCAAACTCAGATAATCCATCAGGTTTTAGACTTGTTGGGTCACTAGGGTCAGGCGTACAGAATCACGGTCAATCCGAATATGCTGTAGCATCTGACAATAGTAATAATATATTTATGGGCGACCCTGTTAAGATGTTAAGCTCTGGAAAAATTGACGTTGCAACTGCCTCAAGCGACAAAGTTTTAGGTATTTTCAACGGATGTTTCTTTACAGATGCCGTCTCAGGAAAACCCACTTATGCGAAATTAAAGTCATCGTCCAACGTGGCAGATGACATTGTGGCTTATGTCATAGATGACAAAAGTGCTTTGTATGAAGTTCAATCATCATCAGCATTGGGTCAAACCAATGTTGGTAATACGGTTGTTATTGCTTATACCTCAGGTGATACCTCAATAGGTATTTCCAAAGCAGAAGTTGATTCTGCTGGTACATCTTCTGCTGGTCAGTTTAAAGTCGTAAGATTTTCACAAGACCCAGAAAATGAAAAAGGTGCAGTAAACACTAAGGTGATTGTTTCTCTAAACCAATCATTCTACAATGACGGCTCTGCCGGCGTATAAGGAGGATAATTAAATGGCTATTTCAAGAAGTCAATTAGTAAAAGAGCTAGAACCCGGTTTGAATGCTCTCTTCGGTCTTGAGTACAACAGGTACGAAAAAGAACACGAAGAAATCTATGAGCAAGAGTCATCCGATAGAGCTTTTGAAGAAGAAGTAATGTTAACAGGCTTTGGTAATGCCCCTGTGAAATCAGAGGGTGCTGGAGTATCATTTGATAATGCTGCAGAAGCATATACATCAAGATACAACCACGAAACCATAGCTTTAGCGTTTGCTTTAACTGAAGAAGCTGTTGAAGATAACTTGTATGATAGATTAGGTGCTAGATACACCAAAGCATTAGCAAGGTCTATGGCTCATACAAAACAGATTAAGTCAGCATCTGTGCTAAACAATGCGTTTAGTTCAAGTGTTACTTATGGTGATGGAGTAGAACTCTGTTCTCAACTTCACCCATTAGCATTCGGTGGTACGTTCAGAAATGAACCTTCAACACCTGCTGATTTGAATGAAACATCTTTAGAAAATGCTTTAATTGATATTTCTCAGTTTGAAGATGAAAGAGGTTTGGTATTAGCTATCCAAGGTAGCAAATTGATTGTTCCACCAGAACTTCAGTTTGTTGCTGAAAGATTGATGAAATCAGAATTAAGAGTTAGCACAGCTGATAACGATATTAACGCTATCAGAAGTTCAGGAATGTTACCTGAGGGTTATGTAATTAACCACTTTTTAACAGACCCTGAAGCTTTCTTCATTAAGACTGATGCACCAAACGGTTTCAAATACTTCGAAAGAACACCTCTCCAAACTTCAATGGAAGGCGATTTCGATACTGGAAACGTTAGATTTAAAGCTAGAGAAAGATATTCATTTGGGGTTTCTGACCCAAGATGTGTATTCGGTTCTCCGGGTGCAGCATAAAACATCTTTTGTTTGTTTTGAGGGAGACTTCGGTCTCCCTTTTTTTTTGTTAAAAAATCCCTATAATTAAATTGTTGATGCTCAGGTGAGGTCGACATTAACTTGTAAGTTGCTTTAAGGAGGACTTATGTATAATTTAAATCCGTTACTAACACGTCAGGTGTTAGGCTTTGAAAAACTATTTGACCGACTAGAAAGACTTTCTAAAGAGTCTCAACCTAGTTACCCCCCGTATAATATTCGCAAAGATGGCGATAAGATTTATGTCGAATTAGCTGTAGCAGGCCTATCAAAAGATGACATAAACATTGAATTGGTCGAAGGCACTCTAAACATTTCCCATGAGAGCAAAGTTTCCGATAAGGAATATATGCATCGTGGTATTGCTGAAAGAGACTTTAGATTGCAGTTCACTTTAGCTGAATACATTGAAGTTAAAGGGGCTAAATTGGAAAATGGTTTACTAATTATTGATTTGGAAAAAGTAATTCCAGAAGATAAAAAACCAAAAACTATTAAAATCAAATAGTGCGGAGAGGCTTTATGCCTCTCTTTTTTTCAGTTATACTTAATTTTCTAGGTATTAATCAACCCTCTGTCGACTGACCTAGCAGACAAGCCAAGACGACAGTATTAAGGAGGCAAATATGGCAAACTCAACTTTTTCAGGTCCAGTAAGGTCCGAAAATGGTTTTAAATCCGTTAGCAAAAACAGTACAACAGGTGCTGTAACTGAAATCACAACCTATGGTGAAGCTCCAGTAGCATTAGCCGATGGCGATGTGTCTTTAACAAACGCTACCCATAGTGGTCGTGTATTAATCGTGCCAAATGGTGGTCAAGACAACACATATACGTTGCCTAGTCCAGTAGCTGGTTCAAACTTTCAATTTGTTTATGGCGGTGAAGCAGCCGATGCAACTGACTTTATTATTGATTCAGGTTCAGATACCAATTATTTTATTGGTAACGTAGCTTTTAATGATACCGATGATGGAGCAGCTTCTGTAGTTTTTTCAGATGGCAACTCAAACAGTAAATTACAAGTAAACGTTCCCGGTTCTGCAGTAATCAATGTAGTAGCTAAAGATAGCACCAACTGGTATGTTTGGGGTTCCGTAACAGGAGCAACAGCTCCAGCATTTGCTGACCAGTAATAGGAGGATAAATGGCAGACGTAGTAACATCACAAACTATTCAAGACGGTGAAAGAATGGCCGTATTGAAATTTACCAATATTAGTGATGGAACAGGAGAAAGTGCCGTTAAAAAAGTCGATGTTTCAACTTTAGCAACAGATGTTAAAGGCCAAGCTTGCACAAGTGTTGCCATCAATAGAATTTGGTGGCAATGCGTAGGTATGGGCGTAGAACTTGAATTTGATGCCACAGCCAATGTTTTAGCCATTGGTTTATCACCAGATTCAAATGGTTATCACGACTATTCTAGTTTTACAGGCATTCCTAACAATGCAGGCACAGGTGTAACTGGAGACATAGACTTTTCTACTATTGGAGCTGGTTCAGGAGATACATATACTGTAATTCTTGAGCTAGTTAAAAAGTATGGCTAACCGTGCTGAAATCTCCTCGATTTCACGAGTAGGAACTTCTGAACCCTTTGAGCTTCAAGTCTCAAGGGGTCAGATTTCTTATCACGAACCCGTACACAAATTTGGTTTTAATTCTGCTGTAGATACCACTTTAGCAACCGTATGGCTTCAAGGTGGTTTATATTCATATTTAAGTTCAGCTTCAACTCTTTATATATCTAGCTCTTCTGCTAATGATACAGCAGCAGGTACTGGTGCAAGAACTGTAACAGTATATGGTTTAGATAATAATTTTGATGAAAAAATAGAAACTGTAAGTTTAAATGGTCAAACAGGTGTTGAATTAAATGGCAGCACTTGGTTTAGAGTTAATAGAATTATAGTTAATACTGCTGGTACTGGCGGTGGTAATGCTGGTGTTTTATATGTGGGAACAGAAGCAACACCTTCAGGTGGAGTGCCTACCAACAAATACGCTACAGTAGGTATAGGCGACAATCAAACTCTAATGATGACCTATACCATACCCAGAGGCTATACTGGTTATATTACTCAAAAAGATGTATCGGCATCTTCTTCGGCAGGTAAGTTCGCAATTTTAAGTTTAGTAGCCAGACCTTTTGGCGGTGTTTTTAATGTAAAAGACAGAGTTTTATCAAGCGAAGGATATAGCACAATTCCATACCCTTATGCTTTAAAGTTTACTGAAAAAACAGATATAGAAATTAGAGCACAAGCAGACTCGGCAGGAGGAACAGTTACCGTTTCTGCTGCTTTAGATATTGTTTTAATACGAAATGCAGGAGATGGTTCTTAATGGCAACAACAAAAAATGTTAAAAGAACACCAAGTGGTAAATTAACATATCGTGGTGAAACTTTTTCTGGTTACAACAAACCAAAAAGAGACAGACAAGGTGGTAAGAAATTTGCTGTATTAGCAAAAAAAGGCAATGAAGTAAAATTGATTCGTTTTGGCGATGCCAATATGACAATTAAAAAAGACCAACCAGCTAGAAGAAAATCATTTAGGGCTAGACACAAGTGTGCTACAGCCAAAGATAAATTCACAGCAAGATATTGGTCCTGTAAGAAATGGTAATATGCTTTTATATACAGAAAAACAACTAGATGAAGCTTGGCGTTTTGATTGCAAAAAAAGAAGCCAAAGAGGCACAAATTGGCTGCCTAGAGAACAATATCGAGATATATTCGAAGCAGTATTAGATATGCAAATTGAAGACTTGAACCCAACCGTTCAAGCTTTATTGCAAGATGTAGATATTGCTATTCCTAAAGAAATGATGGATTCAATACAAGATGCAATTGATATAGATTTGGACCATGACTAGAAAATTTAAAAAAGTACCCAAAACAGGTGGTGTACCAAAAAAATACACAGCAGGACTTTCAGCTTCCAAAGCTCAAAAAAGAAGAAAGGAAATAAAAGAAATATCAGCTAAATACAAAGCAGGCAAATTATCTGGTGCAGAAATGGATAAGATTGCCAAAGAAAGAGCCAAAGATAAATACAAAAAAGGTGGCTCTGCATCCAAGACACCAGCTTGTGTTAAAAAGTATGCCAAGAGTTCTGGTAAATCAACTTCAACATTAATGAAGGTGTACAAACGAGGCATGGGTGCCTATTATTCATCTGGGTCAAGACCCGGCCAAACACCACAATCTTGGGGTTGTGGCAGAGTAAGAAGTTTTGCTACAGGAAAAGGAGGAGCTAGAAAAGCCGATAAAGATTTATTAAGAGGAGGAAAAAAGAAGTGAGTTTAAAACCAGTCCCAAAAAAAAACAAAGGTCTAGCCAAGCTACCAAAAAAAGTACGCAACAAAATGGGTTACATGAAAACTGGTGGTATAGTAAATGGCGAAAAGAAAAAGTATCATAAAGGTTGCGGTGCTGTGATGGCTGGCCGCAGAAAGCAAACTAAATACAGATAGGAGCAATTATGAAAAGTCGTGGCAAAATAAGAAGCAACAAAAAACGTGGCGTAATGAAAAAACGTGGCGGCGGTAGCGTCATGAGTAACAGAGTCATGAAAAAACGTGGCGGCTCAGCAAAAAAACGTAAATAATAAATGGCAGTATCCGGTAGCAAAAACTTCGAATTAGAAGTAACTGATTATATAGAAGAAGCATTTGAGCGTTGTGGTCTTGAGCTCAGGACTGGTTACGACCTTGATTCTGCAAGACGTTCTTTAAATCTATTATTAGCTGAATGGGCCAATAGAGGCCTCAACCAATGGACTGTAAGCCAAACAACCATAGATTTGGTTGCTGGCACTGCATCTTATAATTTAGACAGTACCAATCCTACAGCAGTAATTGATGTATTAGACGTTGTTGTTAGAGAAGTTAATAACTCAACCAACACAGACATACAAATAAGTCGTATAGGTCGTGCTGAATATTTACATATTCCTAATAAGTCAGAACAAGCTAGGCCATCGCAATATTTCGTTGACAAACAAATAACACCAAAAATTTATGTCTATCCAACACCAGACGATTCAACAGATAAATTGGTAGTTAACAGATTAATGCGTATGGATGATGTTGATTCCAATAGAGATACGTTGCAATTACCATTTAGATTTTATCCTTGTTTAGCTGCTGGATTAGCATATTACATAGCACAAAAAAGAGCTCCAGAAAGAATGCAGTTTTTAAAAGCAATCTATGAAGAAGAGTTTCAAAGAGCAGCAGACCAAGACGAACCAAGAAATAGCTTCCGTATCCGTCCTGATACCAGAAGACAAAGGAGTCCATAATGGCATATGCGGCTGGCAAGTACGCTAAAGGATTATGTGACCGTTGCGGTTTCAAATATCATTTGCACGAATTACAAAAAGAGTGGACAGGTTTTAAGGTTTGTTATGAATGCTATGAACCAAAACATCCTCAACTTGAGCTTAACGATGTTGGTGCCGACCCAGTAGCACTTTATGAGCCAAGACCAGATACCGACAAAGAAGCCAATCTAGGACGTGTCTTTACAAACCTTGATGATATTGGTTTTTCATTTTATGGATATGAGGTACAATCAAGCCTAGGAACAATTACAGTAACAACAGAATGACATTAGCAGAACTTAAAACTTTAATACAAAACTTTTGTGAATCTACCGAAACAACCTTCACAAATACTCTTAATGATATTATTATAAGTGCTGAAGACAGAATCCTTAGAGAAGTTCAACTCAACGTCTTTAGAAAAAACGTAACAGGTAATTTAACAACAGGAAACCGATTTCTTTCGGCTCCTTCTGATTACATTTTGACATTCTCTTTGGCAGCAATAGATTCCAACGGTGATTATAAATTTTTACAAAAAAAGCATCCTACTTTTATCAATGATTATATTGAAGATACTACAGATGCAACATTGCGTGGGCTGCCAAAATATTATGCGGATTTTGATGCAGGTTATCAAAGCTCTGAAAATGATTCAACTATAACAGTTGCTCCCGTACCAGACAGTGATTATAATGTGGAATTACATTATTTTTATAAGCCTCAAAGCTTAACATCAGCAACCGATGGCACTTGGCTTTCAAATAATGCAAGAAACGCTTTACTGTACGGCTCGCTTTTTGAAGCATATACGTTTCTAAAAGGTGAACCGGATTTATTGAAGTTATATAACGATAGATATTTGGAGGAACTATCAAGACTAAAGAACGAAGCCGAAGCAAGGGGAACAAAGGACGAGTATCGTTACGACAGGCTCAGAACACAAACAACGTAGTCCCCGACTTAACTGGTAAATCCATTGCGATTATTGGTTTAGGTCACACGCAAAAATACTATGCCATGGCTTTACAGCATGGAATTCAATACCACGAAACTTGGTGCATTAATGCCGCAGCAGCTGCATATAAATGTGACCGTCTATTTATGTTAGACCCACCATCAAGATTTTTAGATTCTGACGTTACTGGCAATCAAGCCAAAGCTATGACTAGAATTCTAATGGATGGTTGTTGGGATGATTGTCCAATAATTACTTGCGAAGAAGATAAGAGAGTAAAAAATTTACAACTCTATCCTTTAAAAGAAGTTATATCAAAAACAGTATGTCATTACTTTAATAACACAGTTGCTTATGCTGTAGCTTACGCTTATGTCGGCAATGCCAAACAAATTAGTTTCTTTGGTTGCGATTACACATACAGAGGCAATATTAACTTTGCCGAAGCTGGCCGTGCTTGTGTTGAGTTCTGGATTGCTAAATGTTTAGAAAAAGGCATTAAGGTAGATATTTCTGCTGATTGCTCATTAATGGATAGCGATGTGCCTGCCGAAGAGAAACTCTATGGTTATCATCGACTAGACGACCCATTGGTTATCTTATCCGATGGTGAAAAATTTGAAGTAGCAAAAAGGTCTAGCATGCCCACCGAAAAACCAGTGGTACAAAGCTATTTAAGAGGCAGACATGATGATGTCCCACAACCACCAGAACCTAAGGAATATTAATGTTACCAACCAAAAAATTTCAATTAGGTAGTGTTAAAGTTTATACTTCTGATGAAGGTGGACATAAGCCAGAGTATTTTGTTGATAAATGTATGAGCAAAATAATATCAATATCGGATAGTTCACCTTTTGCAGAACAATCAAAAGCTTTTAAAGAAGCTATTGAAAAAACTGTGCATTTCTATATGATAGAAGCTATCAAGGCAGATAGACAAACTATTTGCAAGAGACTAGAAAAAGCAGGTAAACTAGAAGAAGCAGATTTAATTAGGAGACTTTAATGGCAATAACATCAACAATCACAGATGCTTTTAAGAGAGACTTACTTAAAGGCGTACATACGTTTGCTACCTCAGGTGGTAATACGTTTAAATTAGCACTATATACATCAGGAGCTACACTAAATGCTTCAACAGCATCTTATATCACAGCTAATGAGGCATCAGGCACAAATACTTATACAGCTGGAGGTGGAGCACTTACCGTTTCAGCTAGTACACCAACCGTGTCTTCTAATGTTGGTTTTGTTGATTTTTCTGATTTAACATTTGCTTCTGAAACCATTACAGCTCGTGGCTGTTTGATTTATAACGATTCAGCTGCAGCAAATAATACAGTAGCAGCAATAGATTTTGGTTCAAACAAATCATCAAGTGCTGGTAACTTTACCATTGCTTTCCCAACAGCTTCATCTGGTGCAGCCATAATTCGTATTGCCTAGGGGGTTAACCCATGGCAACACA